GCAATATCGTTGAAGATGATACTGCATTAGAACAAATCAAGCACATTTACGGGATGGACCTGCCACCGACTGACCCACGTCTTCTTTTCTCGGTCCCAGAGCAACTTGTCAATTTCATCAAGCAGGCTAATGAAGCAATTGAATCAGCTCAGAAGTTACTACATATTAGTGCAAGATTGCGTCCTGGTGATGAAATTAGTCAGAAATACGAATCTGATGTTTTAAGACATGCAAAACAAATACTTGATACTAAGCAAGCAGCTGAATGTGTTCTGAAAGCAATGGAGAAAAAATGGGGGTTGTGCAGGGAAACATTGAATCGTAACTGGATTCAGGAGGGCATAGCAGACCGAGTAATTATTCAATCTGTTTCGCAATATGAAAACATTAAAAAGGAGTCTTTCTTTCAAAATAGGGCCGTGGAAATGGGGTGGAAATATGAATAGAATGGATTTTCTTCCTCAAGACATTCAACTAGCGATTGCACATTTTAAATATTGTCTTGCATGCCTCTCAAATGCTGGGTCCTTCCTTGAGGCGAATAACTTTGAAATGGCTAAAAAGCGCTTAGTAGATTTTGAAAGGTCTTTAGATGAACTTAAAAGGTTAAAGCAGAAAAAAGAACGTCAAGATCAACTTAGACAAATGGTGGAAAAACTAGTTAGTCAAGGAGTTCTAATTGATCTTGTTTCATTAAAAAGGAGGGGAAATTCATGAGAATCAAGGCTGGCGAATGGTTAAAGCTAAGTAAATTTGAAAAGCAAATGATTTTAAGAAGCTTAAAAAATAAAAAGCAGTAATCTCGGCAAAGATCACTGCACAGAATAAACGACATTTTTATTCTATCATCGCTACGGTGATGCGGCAAGTTCGTTCTTGCCGTCATGGTCAGGGCAATAAGTTTGTTTCCCCCAGCAAACGTCCTGGGCATGACGGTGCGAATGAAGCACCAAGTTCTTTGAAAATTAAATAGAGAGGAGGATACAACTGTGAAGGACATTGAAAACCCAATGGTTATCGATCGACTTTGGAGACATCATGAGCAGGAGCCAAAGGTCATTGGTGAGTGTGCTGGTTGTTGGGGAGACATTACAGCAAATGAACATTGGTACGAATTTCAAGAAGGAAAAGAAGTTGTGCTTGTTCATCAAGAAAGTGAATGCTGCAAGCAGTATGTTGCTGAAAAGTCGATTTGCTGTGGCCAAGAAGTTGAATAAAAAGACCCGTGCTGCAACACGAGTCTGAATGCTTAAAAAACATTTAATTACATTCATTTTAACATAACCAAAATTTCAGGTAAAGGAGATCGAAAAATGGCAATCAATCAAAATGCAATATCTACTCGTGATATGAGTAGACATGAATGGCTCCTTGAGCGTACCAAAGGAATAGGTGGAAGTGATGCTGGGGTCATCTTAGGACTGAATAAGTATCGTACAGCTTTTGAATTATGGCTTGAAAAAACAGGTCAGGTTGAACCTCAAGAAGTTGATAATGAAGCGATATATTGGGGCAACGAAATGGAAAATGTGGTTGCCAAAGAGTTTGAAAAGCGAACAGGAAAGAAAGTCCGAAGAAGTAATTTCATGTATAGCCATCAAAAAAATTCTTTCATTAAGGCCAATGTGGACCGTTTAGTGGTTGGTGAATCAGCGGTTTTAGAATGCAAAACAGCATCTGCCTTCTTAGCTAAAGAGTGGGAAAACGATGAAATCCCAGATACCTATTTAATTCAGGTGCAGCATTATCTTGGTGTAACCGGGAAAGAGAAAGGATATATTGCTGTTCTTATTGGTGGAAACCGTTTCGTCTGGAAAGAAATAGAGCGCGATGAGGAACTGATTACGATGATTTTTAATGCTGAAAAAGATTTCTGGGAACATCATGTAATCGCAGGCGTACCTCCAGCACTAGATGGATCCAGTGCAGCAGAAAAGTACATCAAAGAAAAATATGAACTTGCTGAAAAAGATAAGGAAATTGTTCTACCTGGTGAATACAAAGAGGTGCTTATTCAATACGAAAAAATAAAATCGGATGAGGCACTAATCAAGACAGCCAAATCAGAAATTGAAAACAAAATTAAGGATCAACTGAAGGATGCTGAGAAAGGATTAATTGATAGTTTCCTTGTCACTTGGAAAAATCAGTCCAGGACAAGCGTAGATTCAAAGTCCTTTAAAGAAAAGTTTCCAGATATATATAAACAAGTGACCAAGACTTCAACATTCCGAAAATTTGAAGTGAAGGAGGCAAAATAGTGGCTACGAATGAAAAATTAAAAAGCCAATTGGCCAGTAAGCAAGAAGCAGCTCCTCAACAGGTATCGGCCCAATCGCTTGGTTTGAAATCTCTTCTTAATACACCAACGATGCAAAAGAAATTTGATCAGGTGCTCCACAAGAAGGCACCACAATTTATGGCGTCTATCTTAAACCTATATAACGGTGACGTGAGTTTACGTGAAGCTGAGCCAATGTCCATTATCTCAAGTGCCATGGTAGCAGCATCATTGGATTTGCCAGTTGATAAAAACTTAGGATATGCCTGGATCGTTGCTTTCTATGACAAAAATAAGGGCTGTAAATCTGCACAATTCCAGTTGGGCTATAAAGGCTATATTCAATTAGCTTTACGTAGTGGGCAGTATAGAGCCATCAATGTAATTGAGGTACGCGATGGAGAACTGAAAAAATGGAACCGGCTCACAGAAGAAATAGAATTAGATCTCGAGGCTTCCACAAGCGAAAAAGTTGTTGGATATTGCGGATATTTTAAATTGATTAACGGCTTTGAAAAGTCGGTTTACTGGACAAAAGATGAGATAGAGGCCCATAGAATCAAGCACAATAAAATGAAAGATAAGAAAGCCCTAAATAATGTTTGGAAATCTGACTATGATGCTATGGCTATGAAAACAGTCATTCGAAATATGCTGGGAAAATGGGGAATCTTGTCCATTGAAATGCAAAAAGCAGTCATCGAGGATGACGAGGATCGTGAATTAAAGGATATCACCGAGGATTCAAATGAAGTTGAGGACGACTCAAACATTATTGATATAAATGTTAACGAAAATGAGGTCCTAACAGAAGAAATCCATGAGGAAAAAGCTTCAGCTTTTGATCAAACGGAGATTGACTTCGAATGATGGGGCAGGGAGCACCTTATCGGGTTCTCCTGCCGCAAAGGATCTTCGAGGAAGCCCAGGATAAAGAGCATTTAAAAAGGCTGATTTTGGAATATATGAAGCATTATCCAAACTATGTTGTTAAATCCGTAAAAGATGGTTTTGCAATTTGCATTAGAGAGTAGGTGATACGGTGCCCGACAGTTATCCTTTTAACACATATTCAGGCCTACTTACACCTGAGCATTATAAACGTATTGGGAATGCAATTTGGTTATTTCTTTGGTGTATTAGTTCAACGACAACAGAAAAAGAGAAGGATGGGATCGTGTGGGGCATCGTGAAAGGCAATAAACCCCATAAGCTTCCCGAACTAGCTGAGATATTTGGGGTAAATGAAAAAACTATCAGACGCTGGATTGATGACCTAGAAAACTATGGATATATCAAAGTAACCAGGGCCCCTTACGGTCAGATATTTACGGTGAAAAACTCAAAAAGAGGCTACTTAAAGAGAGTGGACAAAAATGTCCAGTCTAGATCGGACAAAAGTGTCCAATCTAATAAAGATATTATAAAAAGCTTTACTACTACTGCTGATATTAATAAGCTTTCAGATCCAATCGATTTGATTGCAGAACGTTTTGCTGATTTAAAAACTATGCAGGCTGGTCGTCCTTCTTACCCTAACGCTGAAGATTATCAAGAAATCGCCCAGATAGTCGTCCACGGAGTGTCGGTCTCCCGAACTATCGAATTTCTTGAACAGTGTTTCAATGAGTACCACGCACGTAAACCAAACGGTAAGATAACCAGTTTTAAATACTGCAAGGATTACATTCTTGATCACCATAAAGCCTTGCAAGCGAAAGAAGAAGCTTCAAATCTAGCGAAAAGGAGGATTTCTGAGGGTGGCAAGAACACTAAATCAAATACTCGAGGAACTCCACAAAAAACAGACACAATTACCAATGGACATGTCGGAAGGATCCGAACAAAAAAAGCATGAATGCCCAATTTGCCAAGACAGAGGTGTAATCATTTATCGAGTGCATGAAGCTACAAAATGGGTTGAAAATTCAGCTTTTCAAACGCTTGTTCCTGAGGAAATGGTTCTTGAAGAAGACTATCTTGCTGGGAAAGTCTGCAGACCTGAGGATGCTTGGCAGTGGCGAAGTACATACTCTCGGCAATGCACATGCGTTAAGAAAAAGCGTACTGAAAACATCATGAAATCTAGTGAGATAACGGACGAATTTAAGGAGCTCAGATTTGAAAATTTCAGATTAACTGGTAAGCCTGCAGTTATTCGTGACGCCTACGAATGTGCAGTTGAGTATTTTCAAGAGTTTGAAGAAATTCGTCGGAAAAGACAAAATAGCATTGCGTTATTGGGACAACCAGGTGCGGGCAAAACACATCTGCTAACGGCCATTTCAAATAATTTAATAAATGAACTACAGGTACCTGTGTTCTATTTTCCTTACGTTGAGGGGTTTGGAGAATTAAGAGATAACTTTGATTTACTCGAGAAAAAATTGGAGCGAATGAAGACGGTGGATGTTTTATTTATTGATGATCTGTTTAAGCCGGTTAAGGGTATTGCACGAGCAACTGAATGGCAAATTGAACAGACATATGCAGTCATAAATTACCGATATTTAAATTTTAAGCCCATTCTTATCTCGTCAGAACTGACCGTTGACGAATTATGTTCCATTGATGAAGCGTTAGGCACGAGGATATTTGAAATGTGCAGGGATTACACTGTTGTGCTGAAAGGCGATAAGAAATTATTAAATCATAGATTGGAAGGTGTATAGATGATCAAGTTAATAGGTTTTGACGGCCCTGAACCTCATTCAGCAATCTTCTGGCAGCTTAACGGTGAGGAGCATTCAAAAACGGTTTGCTTCTCAGCTAGGGAAGAAGCTGCAGCGCTCGAAAGGTTTTACAATCCAGATGACTTTTACCATCGCTACGATGAAGCTGTTGTGGTAGACATAGATAATTCGCGAGTCACTTATGCTCACATTCAGAAAGGAGCTTAGTAATGGGATTATTAATGGATTCAGTAAAAAATCTTAAAAAAATGAATAAATGTACACCGAAAGAAGTAAAACGACAAATAGTTATCGATGAATTAAGAGCTCTACATGTTAACTTTTCAAGGTCAGGAGTACCGATTGATCAGCTCGGCTACGAGGAGCTAAAAGAAGAATACGTGATTGCGTCCATCTTAAACATTGATATTGAAAATCAGGCTAACAAGTTCTTTTAGGAGGAAAAGACATGAGCAGCAGTAAAAATACATGTCCTCATTGCAACACAATAGGAACGGTAATCAGACATAATCATGAAATAGTTTCACTGGAATGCCCAAAATGTAAACAGATTTGGAAAACATGGTCAGAAATTTGTCCAGACTGTCACCATCCAAACGGATTTGCAATTGAAGGACCATGCAGCGAGTGCTATGTCGAAAGGTATAAATCATCATGAGTCAAGCTGCTACCAGTAAATATGGGGCCAAGAAAACAATCGTTGACGGTATTACCTTTGACAGCAAAGCTGAATCAAAATATTACGAGCAGCTGAAATGGCTCAAGCAAGCGAAACAAATAAAAGATTTTAAGCTGCAGCCTAGATTTTTACTGCAGGAGGCATTTAAAAAGAATGGAAACACCATTCGTAAAATCGAATACGTCGCAGATTTTGAGATTCATAATCTTGACGGCAGTATCGAAATTGTTGATGTCAAAGGAGTAGAAACTAAAGAGTTCTTACTAAAGAAAAAGCTCTTTGAAAAACGCTATGAACACAGTTTAAAAGTTGTCACCCTAGATGATACCTACGGCTTTATTGAGTTAAACAAGCTTAAGAAGCTGAAAAAGAAGGTGAAACTAAGTGCAAAGAAAAAGGCTGCTACAGTGGGTTATCCTCACCCGAAAGGAAAGAGGAAAATTAGTAGTCATCTGTGAGCCACTTCGTAAAAAACAAATAGCTGGCATGCTCAAACATGGTTGGGAGCTGGTTAGCTAATGTTAAAAGGTGTTTGTAAGGATCCTGGTCAAACTGCAGTGCTGGAAAAAGGAAAGGTGTACTTCCTATTTCCGAATGGCAGAAATCACTTTTATGTTTCTAACTTTCCTAATTTCAGAGCTCATAAAGGATGTTTTCAATCAAGTTATTTTCAAGTGATTGAAAAAGAGCAGTGGCCACAGGAACCCGAAATGAAGTCTTATTGCTTAGATCCTGAAAAAGTATACATTGCCAATCTTATTTGGAGGAAGCCAGGATACAAGGCAGTCGCATTAAAAGAATATTACATAAAGCCCAGAACAACACATTGCGATTTCTATCAGGATAGTAATCTAACCGAATTAGGTGGCTGCTTTCCGCTTCACTGGTTCACTGACTTTGTAGAAGCTGTCATCGATGAAAGTGTTATTGAAATCCCAGATTTTGATATTGAATTCGAGGAAAATGATCTGTTTTCTGTAGAAAGTGAACCGAAAATCACAAAGTATGAACAACTATCATTTTTCGATTTTTAGAAAGGAGATTTCTTATGGGAGTGAAAACAATGGATTTAAGTGAATGTGCGGATATTACGGAAATGATTTATATGGTCATGCATCCAGAGGAGCAGGAAGAGAAAGTTGTGGAAGAAAAACAGGAAATCAAGTTTGATGCTTCTTTCTTGCTTTATCTGGTACCAGAAGAACATGAATGGATTTTGTCTCTTTCTTAAACAAATAAAAACCCCCTGGTGGAAGTCTGGGCCAGACACCTGGGGGCATTCAAATAAAAAGGGTGTGAGTACGGAAAACCCACGTTTAAAGATTAGCAATTATTAAAATTGATGTAAATATCAGACACTAAATCTACAAATTTAGGAGGTCTAATATTGGAGCAGTTAAGCATTTTTGATGTCTTGAATGAATTCGAAGAAAATCAGCTCATTGGGAAAAATGTCCCAGTTGATGAAAGCAAGTTGAATAAAAATCCTATGGTCCGATCCTTCGGGTTTGGGCCCCAGGATAAACGTTGCAAGCATTGTGCCCATCTTTATGCAAAGCGCTATGCCGGAACTTATTACAAATGCGATTTACGAAACAATACAAACGGCCCTGGGTCGGATCATCGAGTTAATTGGGACAGTTGCAGTAAGTTTAGTGGGGATTAGAACCAAAGTGCGAATTAAGGAGGTTTGTGAAATGGAAGAGTGGGAAATGAACGATTTAATAGAGATTAAAAATAATTGGAAGAAATTAGCGCTGGAACAAGCGGAAAAACTCGAAAGAATCAAGACTTTAGT